ATTAATACCTTTGATTATAATCAATGGGAAAAAGAAACCAAAGAAAAAATGGATTTTGAACAAGAATTCGACTTATGGTTGTCTTTTAAAAATGATGAAGATGAAGATTTTGAGTTTGACGATTTTGAGTTTGATGATAAATCTGAATTAAAAATTTTTTAAATAAATTAAAAAACAATGAATAGAAAACATAAAGTAAGTATTGGAGACATCTTATTGATGAAAGGTGCTCCTAAAAAACAAAGAGATACCAGAAAAATCACTAAAGCAGTAATTCTTGCAAATTATATTACGCAAGAATACAAATTTCGTAAAGAAGAAAGATTTTGTCATAAGTGTATTCAACGTTTAAACACGGAAGACAAAAACTATGAATTTAAACTACGTAATTTAAAAAAACAAATGCGTTTTTATCGTAGTAAAGTTCAAAGCGTAATAACGCAAAAAAAAGTAGTCTTAAGTGCATAATTTAAATAGGTTTTTCATTGTTTTTAAAATAATGAAGAACCTATTTAATAGTTAAAAAATGTTCAAATGATAAAAAATGCATTTCAGATTAAAGAGAGAGATATTGTACTGGTTAAATTAAGTAAAGTGTATGATAACGGTAGAAAAAAAAGACCAGTAATAGTAATTAAAATAAAAAATGATAAATTATACGTACGAGCTTTAGGTACGTCAATTCCATTAGGTAAAAATTATAAAATGTTTAAACCTTCATCAGATTGGTTTGAAGGTTCTTATCAATTTCCAAGTGAGTTGATTCTAGTTAGTGAAATAGCAGAAACTACTTGTAAAGAAGTATTTGAAGTTATTGGTAGAATCACTAATAAAGGATGTAAAGAACTAAATATATAATTATTAGCTTGACAATTGTATTTTAGTCAGTTTACCAAACAAACAACTTATGAGGTATTTTATAGTAATCCTTTTATTGTTCAGTTCAATTTTGTATGCGAGTGCTCCTCGTTTAGAAAAAAACTTAAACGTAGAAGAATATTATGATTTTGAACCAATGGATTACAAAGAAGCGTATGTCTTTCTTTTGTATTCTTACAAAGATACTTTTACAAAATACAATATCAATCCAGAATTAGCTATAACACAAGCTATACAAGAACAAGGTTTTATCCTAGATGATGAATATTTTAGAATTTATAACTTAACTAATAGAATAGATGAATATCATCCTACTGAATTAGTTATTGATAATCAAACGTTGCGTTTACGTCGTCATAGAATATATGATACGTTAGGTAAAGCAATTGCAGATTATTGTAAATTCTTAAATAAATATAATCGTTACCGAGGAATATTTGAAACAAATGATATTGTTAAGCAAATAGAAAAAATTGGTAATTCAGGATATGCTGAAGATAAAGAATATACTACTAAATTAAAAGTAGTTTATCTTACTTATGTGTGGCAGACAGTAGTTAAAATTAAAAAGTCTAAGATATTAGTAACTTGTAAAAAAGAAAAAGTAATTCTAAAATTAAAAACAGTAACAGGAAAAAAGTGGATTTTAAACTAAAAATCTTTCTTAAATTCCTTTTAAATTATGAATGTATTAAAACAGAATTATGAAAAGTGGGTTTTTGCTGGAAAACCTAATTTAAGTCCAGTGCGAACAGTTATGAATCCTTTAACTAAGGAAAAATTAATAAATCCTAAGTTAATCGAAGAAGAGATATGTTATCGAAGAAGAATATTTGGACCAGTAGAGATATATCAGACACCAAAAGAAAATTCTTCTTTAGCAACTCCAAAAGGTAAAATGATTATATTACGACAACAAGAAGTTACATTTTATCTTAATAAAAGTGTTCAGATAGAAATGGAAAGTGCAAAAAATGCACAATTGGTTTACGGAACGTTGTTTCAAGGGCAAGATTTAATTATTAAACAACTTCGTAATGATAAAAAACTTGGAATACAACCTGAGTGTATAAGAGGTATTTGGTTTGACTTAATGGACAACGATGCTTATCGAGTGAATACCGACATGATATATCCACAAGAAGGTTATCCAAATAAATATAGATATGCTGCAAAATGGTATGACCCTTTGTTTTATGATAGATTTATTGAAGATAATTTTGTTGCTGGAACGGTATTAAAAAATATTCATATTTCTAAAAAAACTTTCGCTTCTAAGCCAAAAGACTTAGATTTAAAACCATTTAGCCCTGATGGAGAAAGAGAATACTATTATCAGATGGTAGTTAGTGAAGGTTATCAAGAAGACTACGATGAAAGTGGTTTAGATTCTGAAATATCTTTAAAAGACTTTTCTGTAATGGAAATACCAGGTAATTTTCAAGTGGCTTTGGATTTAAGAAATCCTGATAGCAAAGTTTTAATTAAAAAAGAATAAATGAATATTTACGTTCACGATATAGAGGTTGCGCCTAACCTGTTTACAGTTACAATATTAGATTATAATAACTGTGAACAGGTTTATCAGTTTGAAATAAGTTCACGTAAAAATGATTATTTAATGATATATAATTTTTACGTGAACAATCCTATGTTTTTGGTAGGATTTAATAGTAAGCATTATGATGATGTTATAATTTTTATGTTGATTAAAAACTTTAGTAAATATAAAAATAATAACAGTGAAAAAATTTGTGACGCTATATTTCAATTGTCGGAAGATATTATAAAAGAACATTATGAGGCATATAAAGCTTACAAATATCCTCCTAGAAATGTTCAAATAACACAAGTAGACTTATTTCTTTATTGGACACAATTAATTAGAAGAAGTAAACAAATAAGTTTAAAAACGGCTGCTGCGTTTTTAAAAGCTGATAATATTCAAGATTTACCTTTTCAACCAGGAATAAAAATAGATGAATCACAAATAGATAGTGTTTTAGAATACAATTTAAATGACGTAAAAGTTACTTATACTTTAGCTAAAGCAATGAAACAAGATATAAATCTAAAGTTTCAAGTAAGTAGAAAGTACAATAAAAACTATATGTCATCAGATGGTGTAAACATGGGGCTTGATGTTTTAAAAGAAGAATACGCAAAAAGTATTAATGTTTCTGCATCTAAAGTTGTTCCTAAAATACTAACGCATAATTACGTAGACGGTAAAAAATTAATTAATCATAAAGTTAACTTTAAGACTAAAGAGTTCCAACAAGTATTAAATGACTTGTTAAATTCAAGAATATCTTTAGTTAAAGATAACAATGAAAATTCTTGGTCTTTTAAACAAATGTTTAAAGATAATTTATTTGTTTTTGGTGTAGGTGGTTTACACACAAAAGATAAATCAGCGGTAATTAAACCATTATTAAATGGTGAAATATGGGCAGTAGATGCAACAAGTTATTATCCTCATTTAACATTCGTTTACAATTTTTATCCTTCTCATTTAAACTCTACTTTTGTTAAATTGTATAAAGAAAAATACATCACTAGAGTAGAAGCTAAAAAAAGAGCTAAAAAGGCTTTAAAAGAAGGAAATGTAGATTCAGAAGCTGAAATGTTAAATGATTTATATAAACTATTGCTAAATGGTTATACTGGTAATTTAAAAAGTGCTTATGCTTGGGTGTATGACCCAGTAGCTAATTTAAAAATTACTATTAACGGTCAATTATTTTTAACTATGTTAGCAGAAGAGTTTGAATTACAAGGTGTTAAAGTTATTAGTGTGAATACTGATGGTGTTGAAGTACACGTGTTAAAACATCAACATGAAACAGTTAAACAGATAATCAAATGGTGGGAAGATTTAATTGAAATACCTTTAGAAACTGAAAAATATAACTTGATTGTAAGAGAAGATGTAAATTCTTATTTTGCAATAACACAAGAAGGTAAAATAAAAGAAAAAGGTAGATTGATGAAAAATCCTCAATTGTTTTTCTTTCATAGTAGTAATAACTTAGTAATTCCAAAAGCCGTTCAAGCTTATTTTATAAAAAATATTGACCCTGTTGCATTTATCATTAATCATAAAAATATTTTTGACTTTTGTAACACACCAAAAGTAAGTAAAAAATATGAAGTATATTGGGACGATAAAAAACAACAAAGAACAAATAGATTTTACGCTAGTACAGATGGTAAATTTTTGTATAAAAAGAAATTAGATACCGGTAGATTAGCAAATATGTTAAAAGATGTTCCAGTTACATTGTATAATAAACACACCAACGTATTTCCTAATAACATTAATTATCAGTATTACATTTCAAGAGTAGAAGAGCTGCTAAATAAAATAGAACCTAAACAATTAATATTATTTTAAGTATGAATAAAATTGAATTAAACAGAATATTAAAAGATATAGAGATATATGATATTTTAGATTATTATACTCCTGAATCTCTTTTAATGGAAATGGATGAATTAGATATTATTATCTATTTAGAAAAAAAAGGTTTTATATTATCTGAAAAAAAGAATAATAACCTTAAAACAACCGAAATGTTGGAGAGGTTTACACAACTACTTAACGACATTACTAAAAGAAATACTTTATATGAAAAAATAGAAGAGCTTTATAATCAGTAATTATGACAAGAGACGAAAGACAAGAAATCAATATCGTTAAAATACGTGATGATATTGTTAATAAACATAAAGCTACTTTGTTAGCCGTAACAGGTTATGGTAAAACTAGAGTAGCTTTGAAAATCATACAAAAAGCAAAGACTAAAAATCCAAATATTAAGTTTCAAATTATTGTACCTACGGATTTATTACGTACACAATGGAAAAGTGAAGTAGATTGTCCAGTAGATACTTGGCAATCTTTATATAAATCTAAACCTATACATGTTGATTTTTTAATCATAGATGAAGTTCATTTATTGATTAATACTGAAGAATATATCAGAGTTCTTAAAGTATTTGCATCTTCTAAAATGATTGCATTAACTGCCACTTTAGATGAAACACATTATAAAGCTATGGAAAAATATGGATTTCCTATTAGTGATATAGTTACTAGAGAAGAAGCTGAACAAAACAACTGGATTAATACCCGTAAAGAATACAATGTCAAAATTCATCTTGATTATTTAACTTCTAAAAACTTAATGCGTATCGAAACAAATCTACGAGATACCTTGTTATATTTAGACCCTAAAATAGAAGATTTTGAAGAAGCTCAAAAACAAAAGTGGAGATATGGTCAGTTTAAAAATCTTCGTCAGTTAAATACAGTTAAGTTTATAGGTTATCGCAGTTTAAACGAAGGTATTATTTATATAGGTGATAACAATCCTGAAACTGTTTTACTTAAACACTATGAACAAATTAAGTTTTACAAATCAGGAGAAAAAAAAGGTCAACCTTACAAAGTAATGGTTTCTCCAGCATTAGAGCGTTTAGCTGCGCTACGTAATGTTCCTGTAGGTACATTAAAAAAAGCAATTGCGGATGTTTATTCATTACAAGCTGCTAAGACAAAGTTAGTAAATAACAATACACAACGCTTAAAAGTGTTAAGACGTATTGTTGAATTACATCCTGAAGAGCATAAAATTAACTTTACAATGTCACAAAATTTTGCAGATTTAATTACCGAAAAAATTGGTGGGCTTAGTCATCATAGTGGTCTTTCAGTTAAACAACGAAAGATAAATGCAAAATTGTTTGATGAAGGTGAGGCAAGCTGTAATATGCTAAATTCAGTAAGTACTGCGAAAGAAGGAGCTGATTTTAAAAAAGCTAGAATTTCAATTCATCATGGTTATAATACAAAACAATATCAAAAAGTACAGAAAGATGGAAGAGTAGTTCGACAAAGAGATGAATTGTTAGATAAAAGTATAGTATATAATTTATACATGGCATATCATCCACAAGTAAATAACGGTGAATCAACGTATGAATTAAAATTTCTTAACATATTACAAAAAAACAATAAAGAAAGTCCAATATGGTTAGAGGAGAAAGACCTGATGGGGTAATAGAAATGACAGTTTCTGAAATACGACAAAGAGCGTTAGAAGATAATACTAAAGCTGATGTAGAAGTTATTACACAATTTAAATTAACTTCTCAACAGTTGCTTTTTGTTAAGTTTATTTGGTTAAAACTGACAGAAAGTTTATATTGTTATCTTGATATAAGTGTTTTTGATGAAAATATTAAAAATAAGATTAGCAGAGAAGAAATAAATGAGATGTATGAAAAAGGATTGTTATTAAATCGTTGGGAAAAAGAAGATAACTTTCCTGATTTGATTGAGTTATCTGAAGAGTTTGCGATTCACTTATCTAAAATTTATGGTTTTAAAGAAGACCAGATAGAAAAAGTAAATAAACAACGTAAACGTTATTATCAAATAGCTTTAGAGTTTTGGGAAGCGTATCCTAAAATTATAGAAACATCTACTGGAGATTTTAACGCTAAACGTTTAAGTAAGGGTTTTAGATATAAAGGAGAGTTGTATTACGAACGTAATGACTTATTTAGTATTTATCTTCAACAAATAAATTACAATGAAGAATTACATAAAGAGATTATCAATAATTTAAAAAATCCTGAAATACGTAAGACATTTGGATTTACGTTAATTGGTGATTTTGTAGTTGATGCTGCTTGGGAATCCTTTGAAAATAAACAAAATGTTAACTGGTTAGGTATGTCGAATGAATGAAGTAGATAAATTATATCAAAAGCTTTTAAAAGCTAAACAAGATAGACTTGATGGTATACACCATTCAATACCTTTTAATATTCCAGGTTTACAGGAAAAATTATATGGTATTCGTAAAGGTTTTCAGTATATTGTTACAGCTGGTTCAGGTATTGGAAAAACTCAATTTACTAAAGCGGCTTTTGTTTTTAACGCTATACGCTTTGCTAAAGAACATAATATAGATTTAAAAATATATTATTTTGCTTTAGAAGAAAGTAAAGACCAATTTATTTTATCTACAATAAGTGCAACCGTAAAAAAAGAAACTAATTTAGAAATAAGTCTTGCAGAATTGCAATCGTTAGGTGATAAAATATTATCTGATACTAACATTCAGGTTATATCTAAATATCTACCTTATGTAAAAGACATTTATTCTAAAGTTGTTATTTTAGATACGTTGTATGAACCTTCTGAAATGGTAAGTTATGTCACTACTGATTTGTTAAGTAAAGGAAAATTAATAGAAGAAGTTGATGAAGAAGGTGAAAAAGTTTTTAGATACCATCCGCATAATCCGTATGAGTTTAATCTCGTAGTAGTAGACCATATTGGTTTAATGAGTGATGAAAATAATGCTTGGAATAGAATATCGTCATGGTCAAAAGAGTATTGTTTAAAAATACTAAAAAAACAGTTTAACTGTGCTGTAATTAATATTCAACAACAGTCTGGTGAAAAGTTAAAAGCCCAATATGATATGAAAGGTAAACCAGTAGTAGAAAAAATGATACCTTCTTTAGATGGTTTAGCAGATAATAAAACTACTTATCACGATGCTGATGTAGTAATAGGTGTGTTTGACCCTTTCGTATATCAAATAGAAAGTATGGAAGGTTTTAACATTCCTTCTATGGGAGGTTACTTTCGTTCTTTACACATTATTAAAAATCGATTTGGGAGTATCGGTTCTATTGGAACTTATTATAACGGTTCTACAAATACATTTAAACAATTACCAATCGCTAGTAAATTAACTCCACAAGATTATGTTAAAATTAGACAAGGTATATACCTATAACAAAGTAAAAAATGATTGAATTACCAACAACGCCTATTGAGGCAATACAGAAAGACCCTAGATTTATTATTTTATTCGGTAAACCCAAATGTGGTAAAACTACTATCGCATCATTGTTACCAAATAATTTATTAATAGATTTAGAAGATGGTTCAGATTTTGTATCAAGTATGAAAGTTAAAGCAACAACAGTAGAATCTTTAAGAGATATTATCATAGCGTTGCAAAAAAGTGAACACCAATATGATTTTATCACACTCGATACTGCCACAATATTAGAAGATGTTATTCTTCCTTTAGCTAACCAGTTATACCGAGCAACACCTATGGGTAAATCTTGGGAAATTGATAAAAAAACAGGTTTACCAAATCCTAATGCAGACGTTAAAACGTTACCGCAAGGTGGTGGTTATCTTTATGTCAGAGAAGCGTATAAAAAAATAATTAATTCTTTTACTCCTTATCCTAAAAAAGCTTTAATATTGTTAGGTCACTCCGCTGATAAATTAATTGACAAAGATGGAAAAGAATTATCAACTATGGAAATTGATTTAACAGGTAAACTTAAACGTTTAATTCCTGCAAAAGCAGATGCATTAGGTTATGTATATCGTAAAAAAAATAAAACTATTATTAGTTTTGAAGGTGGTGATAATACGGTTGTTGAAGCAAGACCTGAACACTTAAGAGGTAAGTCTATTGTCGTTGCTGAATCTGACGAAGATAATAAAATCACTGCTCATTGGGAACGTATTTTTACATCTTTACTATAAACATTTTAATTTTTTAAAAACAATGGAAATCATCACAAGTAATAACTCCAGAAAAACAAAAAAAACAAGACCAAGTGATTATTTAATTAGAATTAAATACGATTCTAAAAAAGCTTTATATCACAACACCATCAAAGCAAAGTTTGATGAGAAATATAGTTTTCTAATTCAAGATTCAGGTAAAATTTATATTGCCGCAATCAGAGAAAGAGAAGCGTTACTCTCTGATATGCAAAATAACTTTAGAACGCATACTGTACCTAAAATGAAAGACGGTAATCACGAAGTATTAAGAAGTGATTTAGTCGATTTGATTGGACGCTATATTCATATTAACACTAACAATTTTGATGTGAAGGATTGCGATGTTCAAAAAACAATTGAGTTACGTAAATCAGCAGCAAGTAGTGGTCTTAAAGGTGCAGAATATTTAGAATTTTATGAAATCGTACCTGCTAGAGTTGTACCTATTGTAGCTAAGAAAAAATCAGGTACTCTTGGTTTAAATACGGTAAAAGACGATTTTGAAGAAGTTAATAACGAAGTTAAATCAGTAGAGGAAACTGTAAAAAGTAACTAAAAAACAAATTTTTAAAAAGAGTAAAGTTGTTTATGTTTGAACCTCTTTACTCTTTTTTATTTTTCAATATTTTAATTCATTTATAAAAACAAAAAGTATGTTAGTAGGAAAAAAACCATCAAGTAACGGAACAAAAGTTTTAGGTTTATCTAATTCTCAAATTGCATTTTTCAATCCCACAAAAGAAGAGTTAAACGACAACGGTATAATGATTCAGAAAGACCCTGAATATGATGGGGTTGATATTTATAACGACGGAAATAAGTTTCAAATTTTGTCGTTTTGGTTAAAAGATTCTATTCAAATAGGAGATACTACTAAAGAAATTTTTAACAATTTAAGAATATCAGTATCTAATAGAATAGAATATCTAGGTAAAGAACGACAAACTGTTCGTATTATGAACGCTGAATTTAAAGATGCAATTCGTTCTATCGGTACTGGTAAAAAATATTCTACAGTTGAAGAAGCTATCACCGCTATGCAAAATAACCCTAATATGGGTTGGTTCACAAATGCATCACCTTTGTACGCTGCTAGAGAAGGTGAGTTAATGATGTATAAATTTATGACACGTTGGTTAAACTTAGAACCTAATGTGTTATTTGAAGCTTTAGATTTTGATTCTATTGCTGAAGGAGAAGTTACAATTTTTAAAGATACTGTTAACAATCCTGTTAATGCAGATTGTAGAGTTAGAGTTTTATTTTATATTAATGATTCAGGTTATCCAACTGTTTATAATCAAGAGTTTTGGAAAGGTGGTACATTAACTGATAGGGCTTATGATTATATTGCTGATTTTGTAATGAAAGAAAGTCAAGATGGAAATCAATACAATTTACCTAGAGGTACTTATACCACACCTAACGGTTTATCTATTCCTAGAACTTTGATTGAGTATCGTGAAAGTGACTATGGGTCTGATTTTAAAATTAGTGACATCAAAGATACACCCGCAGTAATACAAACAGATAATTCTGAATTACCGTTTTAAATTACAAAAGCATCTGTAGAAATACAGATGCTTTCTTTTTAATTCTTTAAAATAAACAGTATGGTAAGTGTATTTATAAACCGATTTTCTAATACTAAGATAACAGATGTTAATTTAGAAATAGTTCTTAACAACATTAAAAATCCAAGTGAAAGAATATCTAAAAGAATCGATTTAATCCGAGAAAAATATAATAAAGGATTAAATTATGAGAATCTTAAAGCTAACTTACCAGTAATTACATGGGCAGGTACTTTCTCTTCTAAAAAGACAAGTGGTTTAATTAAACCTTCAAATTTATTGTATGTAGATGTAGATGAAAAAATTGATGCTACTAAGCTTCCTTATGTTAGAGCTTATTGGAAATCAGTTACCGAAAGAGGTTTAGGTATATTAGTTGCTTGCAATCACATTACCGTAAATAATTATAAACCAACGTATTTGAAATACGCTGATATTCTTAAACAACAAGGTGTTTTTGTAGATACTAGTGTTTCTAATATCAGTCGAAACAATGTAATGTCTAAAGATGAAAACCTGTTTTATAATCCTAAATCTGAAATACTAATTTGTGCTAAAGATATTCAACCACCAGTACTAGAAAAAAGAGTAGGGAAAGTTAAAAATTATATTAAAACTTGTGATAATATTTTATTTTATGTTTCGAAGAAATACGGCATATATCAAAAAGGTAATCGTCATAATGTGATGATTCAATTTATTATGAGAGCGCAAATGTCTAATATCTCTAAATCACAGGCAATGACTTATTTAATTTCTAAAAACCTAACTAATGATTTACAATATCATATCGATTATATTTATGATAGAAAAGGTTTTGAAGGTGTTTCATTTATTGATTTTTCATTAAATAAAGGAAAGATATGACAAGAGAAGAATATTTTGAAGATGTTTCACGAATAAATTCATCAAAAATTAAAAATTTTGTGGAATATTATATTAGAGGTACTGGTCACTTGTATCAAGAGAAGACCACTCCGAGTACTGAAGCTTTGCGGTTTGGTTCTTTATTACACGAATGTTTAGAACAACCTATTTTAGTAGAAGCTTTACAAGCAGTAGAGTTACCCTTATCGTCTAGTAAAGCAGATGTTGTAAGAGGTAAATACACAATAGAATCTTATGTAAACGCTTTTGATAACTTAGCTACTAAAGCTTATAAAATGGGTGATAAATCTTTATTACCTAAAATAGAAAAAGCCATTGATAAAATAAAAGAAGAGGTTATTGAAATTGATAATCAAATAAATAAAATAAGAGAATCTGGCAGATACCCTATAACTAATTTAGAGTTTTCAAAGCCAATAGAAACAATTAACAATATTAAATTATTATACAATCATTTATGGCAAGATGAAAAATTAAAAGAATTGTTTAATAAAGCAATTTTTGTTAACCGTGAAGTAATAGAATTAGTTACTTGTCCAAAAACAGATAAACTAATTAAAATAATGATTGATGTCGTATTAATTAATAGAGATGAACACATTTTAATAGATTATAAGTCATTTCGTTCTGAAAATTTACCTTCTTTTATACGTCAATGGAATAATATATATCAAGCTGCTTTATACGCTTATGCGTACCATTTGAAATACAAAGTATCTTACGATAAGATAAACTTTTATTTTTTCGGTGTGCATAAAAAATATAAATCAGTAGAGCGATATAAAGTTACAGGAAGTATACTTGAAAGTATTATACATTCTTCATTCTATTATTTAAACAACTTATCTCGAAGTTCTACTGACATTATTGTTTTAAAAGCTTCAGATAAAACAGAACAAGACCGTTATCCTAGTCTTATTGAATTATTAACTAATATTAAATGAATAGTAAAAACAAAACAAAAAATGAAAAGATACGAGATACGTTAATTCAAAATGATAAATTTAAATTTAACATTATTGAATTAGCTAGAATACACGAAACATCTCAGAAAAATATCAAATGTATCGCAATACGGTTAAAACAAGAAGGAAAAAAGATATTTTTAAGTTGTTTATTTCTCTTAATCTTTTTTAATATAGAAGCCCAGACATATAAAATTAAAGAGTTAGCGTTCGATACTACGCTAACAGTCAAGGTTTTATATGATTATAAATTCGTTGAAGTAGAAGATTGCAGTTTCACCAGATATGACAACAAAATGATTGTTCAATTTCAAGAAATTTCTTTTTTCTTTGAGGTAGATAGTATCGTAGTCTCTTACCACGTAGAAGAAATTGAAGGTTTTCGTTGTCAAATAAATAAATTTTATGTAACTGATGACGATGGTTATAAAGTAGATGCTTATGAATATATTTTTACAGATGAGGGAAAACCTTTTGAAAGAATATTTTTATTACTTTGTAAAGCTACACCAATGTTACCAAAACGAAGTTACGCTTTTAAATTAAAACAATAATGGATACAACAACCTTAAAACAAATCGTATGGGTTTCACCTAAAGAAGATTTAAGTAATTCTTTTCGCAAAGATATGTTACTTAGGGTTGAAGATGTAATTGTTATAAATTTAGATGGTGATGAAGCTATAGTTATAAGACTAAAAGGTTCACGTATCGCTTATGACATTAATCAATTTATTATTCATTTTAATTTAATAAGAGAAAATTGAAAAAACCAACAGATGAACAATTGAAAGCGTTAGAACCAGAATTTACATTTAAAGATTCTGACGGAGCTTTTTATCAGTTAATAGGTAATAAAGTATTTTTAAAGCCACCTAATGCGTTAACAGATAGAGTAATCGGTACACTTGTAATATCTAAAAAAAATAACCGAGAGTTTCTTATTTTTATGAAAAAAGACTTAGAAAAGTTTAAACATCAAAAAACAAATTCTTGGTCTGTACCTTATGCTTTAGTTGTTAAAGTAGATGGTATTATGGTAATAAGCGATGAAGGGAGATATAAAATTTTAAAAAAAGATGCTTTAGAACAAGGACAAATTTTGTATTTTTCAAAAAATACGGAAAAAAAATTGTATATACCGGCGAATAAAACGCAATGGAGTAATCGAAGAGGGTCTTTTTATTTTGAACCCGTATAAACATAAAAAATAAACAAATTAAAAAACTCTAAAAAGTGATAAATAAAGATAAAAAATCTTTGCTAAAAATTAAGAATGAAATGGTTAAGAAGAATTAAAAAAAAAGAATGATTACATCAGTGAAACTAAAAAAATTAAAATAATGATACTAGTACTTTTGTTTGCTTACTTGATATTGTTTTTAGATTTTGTTTTTGTATTTAAAACAAAAAAGAATATCTACACAATACATTATCAAGGAATTGTTTGGCTTTTAATTGACCTTTACAAAAAAGAACCTACTTTCTGGTTTAAAATAATTAAGAGCCGTTAAAAATTAACGTCTGAGTTGTGATAAAAGAGTTACATTTGTGACTCTTTTTATTTAAAATTTTAACTTTATCAAAATGATTAATAAATTAAGAAACTATTATAAGCCTTTTGAATATCAATGGTCTTATGATTATTACAGATTACAACAATCTGTTCATTGGACAAAAGACGAAATTAAATTATCTGAAGACTTAAAAAATTGGTCGCAAGATTTAACACTGACAGAAAAAGAAGTAATAGGTGGTATTCTTAAAGGTTTCGTTCAAGCTGAAGTTCTTGTAGGTGACTACTGGCGGAAAGTAGCAGAATGGTTTCCAAAGCCTGAAATACAAATGATGGCAGCCACCTTTTCGTATTTTGAAGGAATACATATTGATTCTTATTCTATGTTAAATGAAGAATTAGGATTAGCCGATTATAAAGCTTTTGTGCAAGATGAACATACAAAATCAAAATTAGATTATCTTATAGACACTAAATCTGAAAGTATTGAAGAGATTGCAAAATCATTAGCTATTTTTTCAGCATTTACAGAAGGTGTATTAATCTTTAGTTCTTTTGCAGTACTTCTTTCTTTTCAAAAAGAAAATTTATTAAAAGGTGTAGGACAAATAGTTTCATATTCTATAAGAGATGAAGACCTTCACAGCAAAGGAGGTATTCAACTATTTAATACTTTATGTGAAGAAACAAAAGGATTAAAAGAACGGTGTGAAAAAGATATTCTTATTGCTGCAAATATAGTATATGAGTTAGAAACGTCTTTTATTGATTCTATATTCAACGGATTTAACGAAATAAGAACTATTAATAAAAACGATTTAAAGAATTTTGTAGCTTTTCGGATTAATCTAAAACTTAATGAAATAGGTTATTCACCAATAATGAATGTGAATAAAGAAGCTGTTCATAGAATGTCTTGGTTTGATTCATTAAGCAGAGGTAGAGAGTTTGGAGACTTTTTTGCCACACGTGTTACAGAGTATACTAAAACTGAGTTTGAAGCAAACGATTTATTTTAATATGGAAAACTGGATTAAAGGAATAGATTATCCTGAATGGATGGTTGAAGAAGGTTTAAAAACACTTAAAAAACAACACCTTCTTGAAAATGAAACCCCCCGTCAGATGTATGTTCGTATTGTAGATACATTATCTGACAAACTGTATGATATGTTTAGAAAGCAAGGTAAACTATCAGCATCTGAATCAAAACTAAGAACCAAAAAAGTTAAATCAACATGGTTTGATTACTTATGGAAAGGTTGGTTATCTCCTTCAACACCTATTTTATCTAACCTTGGTTCAAATAAAGGTTTTACAATTAGTTGCTTTGTTGCTAAGACTCCAGATAATTTAAAAGGAATATATAACACACTTAAAGAAACTGCTTTACTTACTAAATATGGTGGTGGTGTTGGGATTACTTTTGAAAAAGTCAGAGGAAGAGGAGAAGTTATAAGTAAAGGTGGCTTTACAGAAGGCGTTGTTCCTTTCATTAAAGTATTTGATAGTGCTGTAGTGGCTACTGCACAAGGTGGTACAAGGAGAGGTGCATTTTCAATAAATCTCCCCATTAGGCATAAAGACATTAATGAATTTTTAAAAATAAGATTACCAGAAGGAGATGTAAATCGTCAGTGTCTCAACATTAATCATTGTGTAACAATCGATGATTTTTTCATGGAAGATATTATCAATGGAAATACAGAAGCTAGAAACACCTACGCTAAAATACTATCCACACGTATGAAAACAGGTCAACCTTATATTATGTATTATCATAATGTTCATAATCAAAGACCTGACGATATGAAAAAACGTAATCTTAAAGTAAACGGAACGAATATCTGCTGTTTAGCTGGTAGTACAGAAGTTCTTACTAAAGAAGGTGTTTTTAAAATCAAAGATTTAGTAGGTAAAGAGGTTACTATTTTTGATGGTAATGATTGGGTAAAATGTAATAATTTTAAATCTTTTGGTGAAGATGAAGTTATTAGAGTACATTTTAAAAATGGTAGTTATGTGGACGCTAATAAAAATCATAGATGGTTTGCAGCTAAATCTTATGAAGATATTAGAAGAAATAAATACTATGAAACATTTACATCTGATTTGAAAGTAGGAATGTGGCTTGAAAGTAACTTTAAAAGTTATTTCGGTTCAGAAAGTATGAGAGGTGCTTATATAAAAGGTTTTTTACTTGGTGACGGTACATCACATAGTAACAGACCTTTGTTAAACGTACATTTTACAAAGTACGCATGTTTAAAAAGGTTAATAGAATCGGTAAAAGAGTTAAAACAAAATGAAATTATTAATTCAAATACTATTTTAGACTTTTCGTTCTCAGATGAAGTAATTAATACACCACAATTGGGTAAGCAAAGATTTAAACGATTAAAGGGTTTAACATCAGTAAGTAACGAATTACTTAGTTATTGTAAAGACTATAAACAAAACTTACCTGATTTTACAAATTTGAATGAAAAAGATAAGTTAATGTTACTAAGTGGAATATTAGATGCTGACGGTACTTATAGCAAGGGTATTCAAATTTCATCAGTTCACGAAAAGTTTATAAAATCTTTACAGTCTTTAATATTTTCTATAGGTTATTCTTCTAACTTTGATATTTGTAAACATGAAGGTAGAACTACTGTTTATAGATTGAGTATTGGAAGTTATGATTCTTTTGAGTTATTTGATAAATTGTTTTGCGTAAGATTAAAAAAACCATCAGTAAAGCCAAATAGAAGATTAACAGATTATAAAAAAATTACTAAAATAGAATATTTAAAAAATAAAGAAGAAGTATTTTGTCCTACTATACCTACTACAGGTAAGTTTCTTTTAAGTAATGGAGTATTAACAGGTAATAGCGAGATTTTATCATATCATGATTATGAACACACTGTTGTTTGTGATTTAGCTTCTGTAAACATTGCTAAATATGACGAATGGAAAAATGACAATGATTTTATAGAGCACGCTTTGTTGTTTTTAGATGTTAACTTGCAAGAATTTATAGAGAATGCAAAAAATGTAGAAGGTTTTGAAAACGCCGTTCGTTTTGCAGAAAAGAGTAGATTGTTAGGTTTGGGTTGGTTAGGATTTCATGCTTATCTGCAACAGAACAATATTCCTTTTATTTCTTTCGCTACTAAAAACTTAATTAAAGCAATAGGTAGTAAATTAAAAAAAGAAGGTGATGTTTACAATAAAAAATATGGTAAATTACTGGGTGCGCCTGAATGGTGTGATACAAATAGAAATTTATGTTTATTTGCTATTGCTCCAACAACTACTACAAGTTTAGTTATGGGAGGGGTTTCACAAGGGATAGAACCTATTATAGCAAATGCTTTTATTCAAAAAAGCTCTAAAGGTACTTTTATACGTAGAAATAAAAACTTTGAAAAGTTAATTCGAGAAAAGTATCCTGAAAAAGATACTCCTGAATTTTGGAATACTATAGAAACAACGTATAAAGGTTCTGTTCAACATTGTGAATTTTTAACTGATTTGGAAAAAGAGGTTTATCTTACAGCTTATGAAATAAATCAATTAGAACTTGTTAAACAAGCTGCCATAATGCAACAATATGTAGATCAAGGAATTAGCTTAAATTTATTTTTTCCTTCTGATGTAGAAGGTAAATGGTTATCTAATGTTCATTTAGAAGCTTGGAAACAAGGTTTAAAAACATTATACTATTTAAGAACTGAATCAATTGCTTCAAGAAATATGAACAGTAGTACTTTTAATGATTGCTATTATTGTGAAGGATAACTACAGATATTATCACTTGATATAAAGTAAAAAAAAATTATTAACAGGATTTAACAAAAGCGGTATCTTTCAGGTATCACTTTTATATGACGGAGCGTAAAACCCACCCATCGGAACGTGGGGGGGGTAGTTCACAAAAAAGCAATACTCCTGCGATATACGGGAGTATTGCGGTTATGAGTAAGCATTCTTGCAAACACGCTATACAACTATTTCAGTCATGATAATTCTAAGGAATTTGAAAACAAAAAACTTCCGAATTGTAAAAACTGATATTGTTCGGTATTTGTGCTCTTAAATGAGCGGTAATGTTTTGTATATGGTGTGTAGCCGAACACCTAAAACTTGGCTATAAAATAGATGTTTAATCGGTTATACACTATATATTGTGTTAGCCATAATATAACTTATTATGATAGATGTTTTTGACAAAATAAAGGAATTGCTTGTTTTTGAATCAGATGATGATTTTTACTACTTGCAAATTCTTCAACGAAAAAAAGAGAATCCGCAATTGGGTTCAAATAGTAGAGTTATTAAAAACTATTACATAGGGAGTATTGAATACCTTGAAAGCAAATACGATGAAATAAAAGAATTGTGCAATCAATTTAATGCAAGGGCGATGCTTAGATTAAATAAAAGGTCTTACAGTAACGTTGCATTTAAAACAATGCAAAACATAGCTAATTCAATGGCAAATGGCGAATATTCTTTTATCAAAAAATCATACGATAGGGCTTGCGGAAATGGACACAACGACAAAAACAAGACTTGGATAATAGATATTGATGGGGATTTTGATGATGAGTGGCTTTTAGAAATGATACACTTTATTGATAATTGTAATCCTGAAGGCAATAAATTAGTGACTCAACTACCAACTAAAAATGGCATTCATCTGATAACAAAACCTTTTGATTTGCGAAATTTCAAAAACAATTATCCCGACATTGACATTCATAAGGATAACCCAATTAATTTATACATACCTTAAACATAAAAAATAGAATAATCGTTTTCTTGTCATCAAGAAAACGATTATTTAAAACATTATTAATAAAACTTAAAATTATATTTACATCAAATTATTAAACAAGCAATTCACATTGAGAATAACAAAAAAGTAAATTTTTTACAGTATGATAAAAGTATTAATTGGATCTAGCGGTTGTGGTAAGTCTACACTAGCTAAAAATATAGCTACTGATAACACTATTATTTTAAGTCGAGATAAAGCTCGTGAAATGTTATTTGGCTATACAGAAAAATCAGTTCATAAATATTACGAAAAAGAAAATTTAAAAGATTGTGAAAAAACTGTCACAGACTTTATTAATCGTAACATTGAACAATATCTTGATAAGGGGTATGACATTATTTTAGACAATACTCATTTAAAAATAGAATATCTTAATCAAATTATTAGACGATTCTTTTATACAAATATCTCTTTTGTTGACGTACCTAAAACAATGAATACAACGTTACATGATTGTATTGAAAATGATAAAAAAAGAACTCGTCAAGTAGGAGAAAAAGTTATTAGAAATCAATGGAAAGAGTATGAAACCTTATGTAAATCTTTTGATTTTAAAAGTTATGCATATAATCCTAAACCGATTATACAAAATCCTATCTTACCTGAATCGGTTATATTCGATATAGATGGTACTTTAGCCTATAAGGGTGAAAGAAGTGCTTACGATTGGAAATCAGTAGGTAATGATTCTTTGAATAATTATGTAGCCAATGTCTTATTTGCTTTAAAAGAAGAGTATAAAATTATTATATGTTCTGGTAGAGATTCTATTTGTCGTAAAAAAACTATTAAATGGTTAAAGTTTCACAATATTCCTTACGAACTATTGTTAATGCGCCCTCAAGGTTCTTACCTTCCCGATTGGAAAGTTAAAGAATCTATGTGGAGAGAATTAGTTAAAAAGTATTACATTACTTGTATGTTTGATGATAGAAACCAAGTTGTTAATCATGCAAGAAGATTTGGATTTAAAGTAATGCAAGTAAATAAAGGTGATTTTTAAAAAGTAAATTAAACATTAAACATTAAACATTAAACATTATGAATTTTAAAGTTGTATTTAGACCTCAAACAGGTCGTTTAGTAGAACTACTTTCACCAGAAGGTGTATCAGTAGTAAAAGAAGTGAGAAAACAATTAAATCTTTCTCACTTAAATCCAAAATTAATAATACCGGAACGTAAAAGAGAAACCGTAGTAATTATTGAAGTACCTTATGAAGTGGCAGAAAACCTTTCTTCACACTTTGAAAATAAAAACGAGATTGAAGTAACTGTAAATGAAAACGGATTTAATTTATTTACCTATTATAAAATAGATACTAAAGTTAATTTAGAAAACAGTGCAATAGAATCTGTTAAAGTGTCTTGGACTATGGATAAAGATTTTATTTTATCTTCTTGGATACAAAGTGGTGCACCTTTAAACTGGACAATTGAAGAAATTTAAAAAACAATGAAAGAAATAGACAACGTATTTAATTGGTTAAAACTTGCAGGTACAAAAGCAGTGCCTTTTAATCCTGCAATACAAGCTTCTCAAGACACTTTTAATCTTTGGGTAAGTCTTATACAAGAAGAATTAGATGAAGCTGTACAAGCTTTTAAAGAAGCTAATCTTGAAGATTATAAAGATGCTATTGCAGATTTGTTTTGGGTAATTCATAATAGTCCAGTAATGTTTGATATAGAAGATTCTTACAAAGAAAAACTAATAAATGTAGGAAAATCTAACTATACAAAATTTACTCAAAATAAAACGATTGCTGAAGATACTGTTTTAGCATATCAACTAGGAAAACACCCTAACAAGTTAGGAAGATCAATTGATGCTTACTATCAACAAGTAGGTAATTATTTCATTATCCGAAGGAAAAGTGATAACAAGATTTTAAAAAGTTTGCAGTATAAAGAACCTGATGAGTTTAAAGAGTTATGAAAGTAGAATTATTAAAAGTCTTTGGGAATGATACCATGGTATGTGATGTCGCTCGTGTGTCGTATTTAAAAAGTGCAGATAATTATTCTAAACTCGCTAACGATAAACTGATTAAATATCTTGCAGAACACAATCATTGGAGTGTTTTTGCTCATGCACAACTTCAATATAGATTAGAAATTCCAATATATGTTGAAAGACAGATTGTTAAAACTCAATCTGGCGTAATTTACAACAGTGTGTCAGGCAGATATGTAGATTTTAGCGATACTTATACAACTATTAAGGAATGGAGAAAACAATCTAAATCTAGTAAACAAGGAAGTGAAGGGGTAGTAGAATACCAAGCTCAATGTACAGCTATTGAAGAAGCAGTTATTAATCATTGTAAAGATGCTTATAAAATGTTAATTGAAAAAGGGGTGTCTAAAGAACAAGCGAGAACTATTCTTCCCCTTAATCTCAATACCACAATGATATGGACAGGTAGTTTATATGCTTTTATTAGATTGTGTAAGCAAAGGTTAAAACCAGATGCACAATTTGAAACAACTTTAGTATGTAACGAAATGCTAAAACAATTAGAAAACTATTCTAATCATCCTTTTCAACAAAGTTTAAAAGTTTTTAATTTAAAATCTTTAGACTTTTAAATAAAAAATAATTTTATTACCGTAAAAAATGCAAATACAAAAACGGGAACTTTGAATCAGCTTGTAAAAGCTATTTAAGGTTTATTGGTTACGCAATGTTTCCTTTATGGAGTTATTTGAATTTACAAGAATTTGTAAATAAAAATAATGAAGAAATTACTCCATTATAAGGAGCTGATTTATTAAAAAATTTTAAAGACTTCGTATTTATCAGAAATGATTTAAGAAGCCTTTAAAAAATGTTAAATGCAGGTTTTAAATTGAAAAAAAATGAATAATATAAGAGAAAAAGTAAAAGAAGTTCAAGATTATTTTGTAATGCGTTTAAAAAAAGGTGAATATGAAGTAATCGAGACAAATGCTTACACAAAGAAAGTAAAAATAGATGGTTATCTCTTCAATGTTTGGATTGCTAATGGTGTGAATGGTATTATAACTTATGATTTAGAGAATTTTATGCAGTTAGAACTTAGCATTAAAGATAAAGAAGAAATCAGTAAACACATTGATTTTGAAACAGGTGTGCTTAATTCTATTAAAGAAAAAGAAGAAGAAATTAGAAAATTAAAAGAAAGATTAAATGAAAAAAGTATTTAGTTCAGGAAGTGAAGTAATACATTTGTTCGCACAACAAATTCAGACAGAGGCAAGAAGTAGTAATGTTTATTTTGAACAAAGTAATTTTGATAAACCATATGGTGATATTATTTATTCTTATGGAAAGCATTATATGTTAGGTAAATTTATCGATGATAATACCATATTAATTAATGATAAGGGTTACTCTAACACTACAAGTAAACATGTTAAGTTATTAAGTGAGGCGACTACTCAATATAAACAATTACGTCTTACTCAAACAGATACTGATTTAGTAAGTCGTCAAATATACGAGTTAACAGTACTTATAGGTAAAGCTAGAAAACCTGAAACTTATTTATATAATATTCAAACTCTTTGGAAAACATATTTAGAAAATAAAAAATATGTGATTTTAGATGTAAATACAAATGAAAAAAAACATAAAGAGTTAGAAGAAATAGTACAACCTTTTTTAGTAAATACTGAAGAAACTATTACAAAACTTAAAGAAGAAGAAAAAACTAGAAAAGCATATTTTAAGTTAAAACGTACCCGTAACATTGAACACTTTAAAAATTATGATATTGATACTTTCACTGATAAATATTGTTATTTAAGAATATCTAGTTCAGGTAAACATGTAGAAACAAGTAAAGATGTTAAAATTCCTATAGCCGCTGCTAAAATATTGTATCAAAAAATATTAGCAAATGAAAATATTGTAGGCTATAGAATTGAACATTATAAAATTGACGAATGGAATGATAAATTTTTAGTTGTAAGATGTCACACGATTCCAATAAAAGAAATTCAAGAAATCGGTGAGAAAATTATCTAATATAAATAAAGAGGGTAGTTATAATACCCTCTTTAATTTTTAAAAAAATATGCACACGTATAATAAAGATATATTTTACAAATTTAAACCAGAACAATACGATAGTATTTTAAAATGGTTTGTAGATAATAAATATACGCACTTTATTCAATCTAATAGTTTAATAGGCGATAGTATTGAATCAATAGAAGATTATATTAAACATAAAGAAAAATCTTCTTTTACATACGATGTTATTGTATATAGAAAAAGTTGTATAAATTGGAAAAGTATACAAGGAGGACGTAAAAACTGGTGTATAGAGTTTTCAACTTCTACTTCAGATGCTATTTTAATGATATACGTGTCTGAAGATAAATTAACAGATTTAATTAGAACATTTAACTTATTAGAGAAATAATAAAAAGATTTATAATTTATTTGAAAAAAAAATGATAATAGGAATTAAAGATACAAAATTAAAGTCTTTTGAATTATCTGTTCAAACGGTATATCAATTGATAGAAGAAATAAATTTTCCAGACACCTAGGAGTTTAAACGGTTAAAAGATTTAAAAGATTATAAACCTCTTTCTTGGAAAACTTGTGTAGAAGAAGATAACATTCATCTTTCAACTTACGACTTACCTATTTATCCAAACTGGTTTGTAATAGGACTTCAAACAGAAAAAGAGTGTAGAAAAGTATTAGCAATGAGTGGATTTGTGATTGATGTCGAAAATTTGGAAATTGAAAATTTTGAGAAGTTAAATCAAAGAGTTAAAGAGTTTTAATACAAAACAATATTAAATGATGAGAAAAGAATTAATTAGTAAGTGTGGCGAGTACAAGTTAAATATTTATCAAGACCGATTTCCCGAATCACCTGATGAAAGAGGGGGTGGGAATTGTTTTTTGTATACGATCATCGTGAACTTACCGTTTTAAAAGATGGGTTTTATCCAAAAGATATATTTGATTATCTGAATACAAAAGACGAACTTAAACATTTTTTAAAAGACAAAAATGTAAATAATCTTTCAGAATTAGACCAAGAAAAATATGATGAGTATCAAGTTGCTATTGATGATTATTTTGATTTTGAAAAAGAATATTATGTATTTCCAGTAATAGCTTATATACATTCTGGTGTAGTACTTAGTTTAAAGGCTAATCAATATCCTTTTAACGATAGATTCGATTCTTGTTGTAATGGTTTTGTACTCCTAAAAAGGAGCGAATTTAACGAAGGAAAATCTTATCAAGTAGCAGAATCTTTAATTAAAGAATGGAATCAGTATTTATCAGGTGATGTATGGTATTACATTTTATTTAAAAAAAAGTAAGCTATTCTACTACCGGTAGTATCTTTCAAGATTTAATCGATAGTGGGCATATATTTGATACTCAAACACAAAAAGAATATTTTACTGAAAATATATGTTGGGATGAAATTGACAGCTGCGGTGGATTTTACGGAGATGATTTTGAAACAAATGGATTATTAGAACAGATTAACAAAAACATTAAATTTGAATTGTAATGAAAAAAGAATATAGAATTTTTATAAATCACGCTGCATCAATGAATATCTCTTATTTAGATATTAAAGATTGGAACGGTGATGAAAAAGAAGCACAAGAATTTATGCAAAAAGCTGAAGATACTGGCAAGGTTTATACTCTAAAAGGTTTCAGTGACGAAATTAACAGAGGTAGTTTAACAAATCTTTCAGCTTATTTTATTTTTATTACAAAAAATTATTAATCATGAATAACTATTTAGATTATAAAGCAACAGTTTGGTTTAGAATACCAATTGAGTCAAAAGAATCTGCGGATAAAATTATTAAAAAATTAGAAACAGGTTATTTACCATCCGAGTTATATAATGATAAAAATATATGTGAACAACTTGGTTCTTGTGAGATATTATATGATACTGAAACATATTTGTCACCTCAAGAAAACAAAAGTCATAAAACTATTGAGATATTTACCGAAGATTCAGACTTTGCGGATACTTATTGGGATAATATTAATTTAAAAAAAAATTAAAGATATTTTGTTTTATTCAACGGTATTGCGTTTTGAATCTTTTACGGTTTTAGAGAATGAAATTACGGGGGTAGATAGTCTTTATAAGATAACACCCCCTTTTTACAAGGTGAAAATAACAGTTTTACTTGAATATAAAAGTATAGACAACCAGTATGTTGTTTATCAGTTAGACAGCGACAGTGAAGATAGTAATGTTGAAAAAGCTTTTAAAAAAGCATTAGAGAAACTGTTAAATAGATTAAATTCTTATACTGAAAATTTTGTTATTTTTGTTCCTTTCTCTATTTATGAAGTTGTTTACCCACAACTGAAAGAATGGTTAAAAAGAAATCATAAAGGAACGTCAATTGAAATTAATAAGTCCTCTGATTTAAAATAAATATAAATAAAATGAACAAAATAAAAATAATAGAAACGTTTGATTATATATTAGCTGTTTCTAATGAGAAGATTAAAGAGAAATCCACTAATCTTACAAATGGCAGAGACGTATTTGATTATAAAGATATAAAAAAATGTTCATTAGAATATGCTAATAAATATTGGAAGAAAATCATAGCCTACCAACCAAAACACAACAGTGCACCTGAATTAAATTTACCTCTTTTACCAAAAATAGTTGTTGAACCAAGAGGTTTTGACGAGTTTCAATACACTGAAGAAGATTTAAGGAAAATGTATAATTTATCTTGTGGTAAAATAGGATTAGGTTCAATTAAAGATCAAACAGAAAATAACCAAAGATTTCAAGAATTATTAAATATTATTATACAATCTAAATTACCTACTCATTTTTTACTTGAAAAAATTGAAAATAATAAATGTATAGGAACTTATATATAAGAATGATATTAAAAGGTTTAAATATTTTTTTGAACGATGAGAAAATAACTTATAATGATTTGAGTAGATACGCGTGAATTATTACAGACGGTCATTATAAAGTTGTTTCTGCATTAAATGTTAGTTTATCGCAATTGGAAACATCAATAGATGATCCATATGTTGATAAAAAAGATTTTATATAATTTTGTGTATTGAATAAAAAATAAAACAAAAAGAATACTACGATGAAGCTTAATACAAAGCACAAAAGTAGCACTTGCAACTAACAGAATGCAGCTATTAAAAGTAACGGATTAAAAACACTAAACTTTCAAAATATAAATACATATGAAAAAAGAACAGAATTTAAAAAACAGCATAGAACAGACATTAAATAAACCTGTTGTTAAACACAGTATTTTACACGAGTCTTTTTTAGTATCAACGGAATTATCAAAAATGGATAGATATTGTGTAGTATCATTTATTAGACCATTTACTGACGTAGATATGCATACTGCGACAAATATTTGTCAATATACACTTTTAAACGGATATTATTATGCTGAAAAGGGGATTGAAGGTTTAGATAATGAGTTTAAACAAATGTTTAAATCAGAATATAGCCATATAACAGGCATAAAACCAATAGAGAAAAGAAATAAATTCCAAGATTTTTTAGAACGCAAAACTATTGCTTCTGATTTATTTAAAAGGGGAATGGCTCTATATTGTGTTTAACTATATAATTAAGGCATTACATATAGCCAATGTTATGGGTTGTACTCATTAGCCCTAGCTGTTGTTAGCGGTAGTTCTGGTGGACGGGAATCTGAGGATATTTTTTATTTAAAAAACGGAAGTAGAGCAAGACTTTCGCTTGACCATTTTAAAAATCCAGAACCTCACGAATATCAGCTAAGACTATCAGTAAAAGACTGGTGTGCCAGATCAATCGACAGAGGTGATGGATGGGAGGAAGACGAAGAATACGGTAAAGGAACAATATTACTCAGTTATGGTCAAGCGGTTGCCTTGCGGAATCAACTAAATAAGTACATTAATCAGGTAGTAGCTGACTTAGTACACAAGGCGAATTAACGCTAACGTTTTGCAGCTTCCCGAAGGGCGGAACTTTTATCACAAAAATTAAGATGAGTAGTAGCTCATAGTATGATTCAGCACCACAGCCCTGCTGTTTTATATTTAATGTTACGGGCTGGTGTTTAATACTTAAAAAAATGAAAAACATTAAAATTTTCACAAAATCAATGACCGAAGAAGAAAAAAAGGAAAACATTGGTAAACCATTAAAAATGCCTGTTAGGTATTGTTTGGTAGATTGTTTAAAGGATTTGAAATTTGGAAGACCTGTTGAAGATCAAAAACAAATTGATAAATGGATTGCAGAACTAAATGAAAATTAAAAAAGTGTTCCATTTACTTAATAGTGTGATAGGATGAGCGTGGGATTTTTTACCCTCATCTATAATAGAAAAGTATATTGTAAGTAGCTTAAATTAAGCACAAACAATGTAGAAAGTAAATAAATTTGATAACAAGAAAATAGTTTTAAAAAGACCCATAACACGGCTATTTTCTATATACCGTGTTACGCAACGTTTTTTCTGGTGGAATGCGTTTGGTGCAACTTTGGTTTTACCAATACTTCCATTAGTAAGTGCATACAGAGAATGGCAGTTTATAGAGTGGCAGAAAGACTTTGAGTGTAGCCCATGGATTGATGACTTTAGGATAAAAGAAATGTGGGGAAAACTATTAAAAACGCATTACCAAAGTCGGTATGAGAAACTACGGTGGTATAAAGCAGAACGTGAAAAGATTCGATTATCAAATGTTGCATAACGTACAGGTATATGAAAAGTAGCTTAACCACAAACTTTGATATTATACACAGACTTTTCATAGGCTATTTTTTTATATACTCTGTTAGCTGTTTGGTGCAGATTTTAAACACAAAACTTTGATATGAAAAACAAATGTAGTAATAATATTTTTTTAAGTGAGGGTATTAATATACTTTCTTCACTTGACGGCATATCATGTGGTAGGTTAGCTTTAGAACGTGCAGGAATTAACGTGAACAATTACTTTGCTTCTGAAATAGACAAACACGCAATTAAGGTAACACAAAGCAATTATCCTAATACAATACAAATTGGCGATGTAACCAAAGTAAAAGGTGCGGACTTACCAAAGATTGACCTATTATCTTTTTACTAAAAAATAGGTAAATATTACATATAGTAAAAGTTAACATTATAAAATTAAAATTAAAAAATGGGTACAAGACACTTACAAACAGTAATAAATAAAGAGGGTAAAGTAAAAGTTCAACAATATGGACAATGGGATAGATACCCAGATAGTCAAGGTATAGAAATACTCAACTACTTAAAAAATGGAGATTTAAATAAATACCAAAACAAACTTGAAAAGATTAATTTAATTAATCAAAAACAAAGTAAAATAGTTGATGACGATGTAAATTGGAAAAGTAACTATCCTTACTTAAGTAGAGATTGTGGTTCTGATATACATCAAATGATTGAAAACGGAGAAGTTAAGTTTGTTGAGTATACCAATGAAAAAGAAATTAAAAAATAGGGTGTGGTATTTTACACAATAAACTTTCAAAAAGAATTGTTTATTACAAAATTTTATAGTCACTTAGTAAAATTAAAATTAAACAATTTACCATCAGAAAAAGAATATTTAAAGTTGTTTACTGAAAATAATGAAAATCAATATTAAAAATAATTTAATGAAAGTAGAAAAATTTATCCCTGAATCAGAATTGTATACCTGTTTAAAGACATTAATTAAATTAGATATACTTAGACAGAAAGATTTTTTTGAAATAAAAACAAAAGAAAACGCAGAAATCGAATCTATGTTTGTCAATAGTATGCAATTGGTATTAATGTCTTATTCAAATATTTATGATAAATCAACAGATGAAATTCTTAATTTAGTTAAATTAGATTTTGAAGGCTCAAATAACAATTAAATGATAGAAATTATAAAAAACTGGTTTCCAAAAGTAACTTATGAATGGGTTGCTTTTGATGGTATAACAGGAAATTTTTGTTCTTCTGGTTTACACACGACAGAAAGAAGTAAGCCTAAAGAAGATGTTTGGAAAGAACTTCAAATTAAAATTAGAAAAGAAGCTAAAGACGATAGTATTTTTATTTATTCTTTAGAAATATGCAGCTCACGTTAAATTTTTAAGTAAAAGATAATAAAAGACAGTCGTATTTTAAAAGTATATTGAGTGAGTACTAGTATCTTAATGAATATTTAAATCTTAAAAATTTAAAACTTATAATATGGAATTTTTAATTTATTGTATTACTGTTCTTTTTGTAAAAGCTATTCTCGTAGCTATTTTCATAGTTATTGGACGTTGTTTTGAATAATATATACCCTCGATTACCTTTACTGGTAATTGAGGGTATTTTTTTTCTAAGCTTATTCTAATACGTACTGAACACCGTCAGCTATTGTACCAGTAACATTAAAATTATGAGATACTTTTGATATTGCTTTTATTGGTTCACCTGAAGAAAGTAATACTACTGAATCAAAAGTGTTACTGATAATTTTATTTGCCATGTTAATTGAAGCGACTGGATTTCTATCCAAACTTACCACATTGCTTATAAAACCAAACATCATGTTATTAGTACTTCTATCTAAAACTAAAGCTGCGGTTGTAGCTCCAGGAGTTTCTTTAGCGTTAGCAAGTAAGGCATATCCACCTATGTTAGAAAGAATAAAAATTATCATTTCTGCTAAAAACATCTTTAAATTTTCTTTACGTTTACGTTTAACTTCTTCAGGTAAATCTGCCCAACCTTCTAACAAAAGACTACTAAATGACTTAGGGTTTTTTAAGTTGGTGTTATTAATAAAATACATAAACGTATTTAAAATACCTTCGTGATAATCTGTTTGCCAAACAGATTCATAAACAGGATTATTATTTTTGTCTAATACTAATTCATTTCTACTTGTATTTTCGTTAAATTTTGTTTTTTTTATAAGTTTGTATCTTCCTTGTGCATCAGAACGTTTACCTTTTCCATCAAACCAATGACGATAAAGCGTACCGCCTAAATACCTTTGAAACTGAAGTAACATTGAATAACCTACAAAATTGGTATATGCTGATTTATCGGCTTTAGTAAACGCACCTAAAATAGTATCAGCTTCGTTTTTCATGTTTCGTACTTGTTTTACATCATAACCCATAATAGGTTTTCCGTCAACAACTCCCTCTGAAGAAGAAAGACTTTTCACTAATGTTTCATACATTGTAAGTTGTTCCATTTCTTGAGCTGTAGTAAAAAAACTTTTATCTTTCATCACACCGTTAGAATTAAAGAGTTTGGAGAATCTTTTATCTTTATGTGGTAAATATATTAATCTATCATTTTTAATCGTGTGAGCATCCCAAGAACCGTCTTTTTTCATATATGCTAAAAGTATTGCCATTCGAGTAACGTAATCAGGAATAGAGTTAGGTAAAAGAGCATCGGCTTGAGTAGCATTTGCTAAACCATAATTTTGATTAGTTAAGTATTTCGCATGTTCAGATAAATCTACATTAATACCGTATCTACGATTTAATTCTCGAAGCTTTGTAATTGCGGTTTTACCATTTTTAATATCAGCATGAACCATACGATAAGCCCATGCATAATCACTAACAGATGGTGTATTTAAGTTACTTCTTTCGCTTAATTGTTTAGTCATCATTAAGAAGTTAGATTCTACATACTGATTTAAACCTGACATCACATTAAAAGTTAAGTTTGCCATTGTTGTTAACTGCATAGTTGCACCAGTAACACCTTGTATAGTTTTACTCACTTCTATATCCTTAGAAGAACTTCTATCTCTCTTAGAGAATACGGCTGAATCAAGATATAACTCTAGTTGTTCAACCGCTTTGTCAGTGTCTTGGTTATAAGCCATACTTTGATAAAGTAAGTGAGAACGCAAATCATTAATGATTGGTAATACTTTATTAAACTGTTTTTTCTTACTATTAGATAATATAAAAGAATCTAACAATAATTCTAAATTTGTTTCAAAAGCCGCTTTGTTATTATCATCTTTGGCTTGTTGAATTTTTACATCTCTAGCTTGTATATCGGTATCTAAATAATCAAAAACACTAGGCATATATTTTCTTTCTGCCTGTGCTCTTTTAAATTTCATATCATCTTCAAATATTTGGGCAGGGTTAATGATATTTTCATAAGCTTCTCCTAACATTGCACCAATACCTTCATTTTGAAGTTTAGTTGAAGAAGAAGCTTTTTGTAAAGGTAAATCTAAATGCCTTTCAGTATCGTCATCAAATTGTTTTCTTTGACTAGCTGTCATGTTAGCTCTTCTTACCGCATTTACTTCTTTTAAGAAAAAACGAATATAATCTCTTTCTTGCATAGATAAAGCAGTTTGTTTTCTCGATAAATAATCGTAATCACCTGCTTTTTCATCAGGGTCTCGTAATCTATAATTATTCATACCTTTCTCATCTAATTCAAACATATTGTCAAAAGCTCTTAAAAAGTTACCTGAAACAGCATGTTTTAAACCAGAGCTAATTGTACCCATGTTTTTAGAAGTATACAATGCTTTTACTTTATCATAGTGTTCACCTTTTGCAAATTCTAAAACTTCATTACGTATAGCAAACCTTGCTTGATTAACTAAAGAGACTACTGCTTTTTCTGAAGGTTCTACCAAATCATCAGGTTTACCAAACATATAACCATTGGTGAGTGAACCTATTTTTTGTACTTCGTTCTTTGCACCTGGTAATTGATAAGCAAATTCTAATCTTGCAGAACGAAGAAGTGATAAAAATTCAGATATATTCACACTGTTCTCAACCGTTAGCTTTCTCTCTACGGCATCAATTAAAAATGACAATTCTTGAACAATTTCATCTAATATTTTATAATTAATCTCATCTAAATTAGAAAGTTTAGGATGTATCCTAGTTTTAAAAAAATCTTCTATTGTTTGTGTTCCTTCTATTTTTAGACCTTTAAGTAATCTTTCTTCATTGTTTCTTTGAAATTTACTCAAATCTAACATTCTACTTTGAAGTCTATCAAGATGCATAAATGCTTCATCTAAATAAGTAGTTGCGACATTGTCAAATATTCTAACATTGAATTTCTCAATCTTTTTACCTAATTCTGTTTTTACATTTTTAGTAGCTGGATGACTAACTACTTTTTTTAATTGTTTTAACATTTCATCTAAAGTAAACCAATTAAAATTAATTGTTTGATCCCCAACATCTTTTGTAGTTGATGAAGTGCTAATAACATGGTTATACTTTCCTATCTTAGTATCTTTAAATAATGAAGGATTATTAATAATAAATAACATTACTTTCATCGCTTCATAGTTTTCATACGTAGATTCAAAAATATCTTCAGTAAGCTGATGTGCAGGTAAAAACTTTCCTAAAATAGAACCTTTTCTACGCATTGCAGCTACTCGTTGAAATGTTGATTGAGCACCATTTTGAAAATAGTCGCTTGGGTCTTTGTCTGTTAAAGTAATAAATTCCCAAACTTTATTTCGTTTATGATAAAAAGCAACAATGTTTAAATCTTGTAATTCAGGACTTTCAATTACTTCCCAATTACTATCGTATAAATATTTTTCTAATTTTAAAGCGAAAGTTTCATTAAATATATCATCTTTATTTTTTATGATTTTAGTGTTTATCTCTGCCATTGTACCCACATTGCGAGAAGATAAGACGTTTACTCTTTGTGCATTTACCCAATCAACTACAGCTTTATAAGTGTTTCCTTTAGATTTTTCATAATTAAATAATAAATCTAAATAAGTATCTTTATAAATTTTAATTCTATCCGCAATAGGTATATTATCGATACTACTATATCCTTTTTTTACTTTAAACTTTTCTAATTCTTTTTTAACTGAAATAGGTTTATCTCCGAAAGGATTTTTTTCAGTGTATCTTCCGTTTTTATGTTTATCTATTAATCTAAGAACTGCTGATTCAAATTTATAACTTTCTGAAAATTGTTTTTTGTTTGTTTCATCTGTAGTTTCTCTAGTAGGATTAATATCGAAGTTAAAATAAGCTTGCATAAAGTCAGCTACTTCAATATTACTTTCAATAGCTTGAGTTGTTTTAGAAGCTGAAACAGGATAAATACGATTTATTTCATCTTCTATTTTTATTCTATCTTCAGTACTTAAAAAACTTGAAATGTTAAGTAAACTCATTGGTTCAAAACTATCAATATAACCCGTATTAAAATTCATATCCATAGACACAGGTAATATAAAATTATTATCTACTACAAGCCCCATAGAATTTAAAAAACTGCGATAAGACAACTGTTGTGCTACAACGTGTTCGTTTTTATAATTACTCCAGTTAGAAACATTTTTATAAGATGACTTAAAATCGTAAACATCTACTTTACCGTTTGCTTTTAAAATGACAATATCCGCCGTACCTGCGGCTGTGATTTTACCGTTTTCATCGGTATACGTTAATTTTTGTTCAGGTAGAATTTTAAAATTCTCTCCTGAGTTCATTTTAATAATTTCAAAAAGTTGCCTTGCGTTAGTTTCAAAGTTATTTCTTATTTGGGGTGTATCTATAAACCAATTTACACCATCTACACTTTCAATAAGTTTTTCATAAGCATCGTCTAAAGACCTACTTATTTTATCTTCATCAGTTTTACCATAAGCTTTATTATAACCCTCAAGAAAAGTTTGCATTGCTTTGTGAAACAATGTACCGGGTTCTTTAATCACACTTAACTGGTTAACAAATTGTTCAATATTACTTTTAATTTGCTCTTCGGTTTCTTCAGTTAATGTGCCTTGTGTTTTTTCTACTAAATCTAAAGTGTTATTAATTAAATTAGTTTTAAAATCTTCTTCATTATAAGGTGTAATAATTCCTTCTTTTTCTAAATTTTCAGAATTACCTATTATTTTAGAACCGTTAACAGAATACTCATGTTCTTCTTCTTTAAAACTAATAATATCTGCGGTTTTAATCTTTTCAAAAGCTTCATCTCTTGTTGTTTTCCAAGCTTCTAAACGAGAAGACCTTACTCTACGATTACCAAAATACTTTTCAATTAAGTTGAAAGGTAATTCACCATCTTGTATTTGAAACTTCTGATCTTTAATCTTTTGTTTAAATACATCAGATTCTATTTCTGCATAAATTTCTAATGCGACTTCTAAATCTTTAGATAAAGGTAGTATTCTATCAAATAGTTTAGACCTAACACCTTGCGAATTAATCAGATAAGGTACATTATCATCATAATACACATTATTTTTTAGTTTTTGAATAGCTTCACCTTTTCTTAAATCAGTTATTGAATTAGATAAAGTCACTCTTTCTTTTTCTAATCTACGTAAATCTGTTTTTCCAAAGTGTTGTGTGAGTTCTTCTAAAGTCATATTAAATAACTCTCTACCTCTTGCATACTTAAAAGGTTGATAACCAAATACTTTACCGATAAAGTTTTTAAAATGTATATAAAAATCATTAATTACAGTCTTGAACTTATCAAACCAATTTGGGTCTTTTTTAGATTCAAAAGTAGCTTGAGCAAGTCCTACAAAAACTTCTTCAGCTATTTCTAAATCAGTATAATCAGAATACAAAGCTCGTTTTTCTTCAAAAAGTTCATGTTCCATCGCAGCACTCATTAAATCTTGATATGCTTTAGGATTTACTTTTTCAAAACTTCTCATTACGAAGTGATAATATTCGTGCATAGCGTCTGATGTAGAAGCTAATTCTTTATTTACTACAATATTACCTTCATTATCTACAAAAGCTTTTTCTACATTTTCAGCATTCACATAATAAACACCTCTGTTTATCATTGCTTGTTTAAATTCTTCTTTTGTTACAAGTGAAGCATTAGCTTCTGTTAGATTATTTATATTATCTACAATTTGTGTAAGCGTTGCTAAATCTTGAGCTTTGATTTTACCTTTACTCGCTCTGGTTTTTCTTATTTTAGGAGCTGCTGTTTTATTGTCTCTATCTCTAATTAAATCTTTATTTTTTCTTAAATCTCCACCTTTTAAACCTAACGCAGCAACAGTAATTTCTTTTGCTTTTTCATTTTTACCAAATTGCTCTATTTTTGCAGAAACTTCTCCATTCAAATTAATATATAAATAAACTTGCCTATGATATAGACTTCCTTTTTTACTTTTTCCTAACGTCGTTAAAGAATAACCTATTTCTCCCTCTTTTCGATTGTATTTATATACATCTTGAATATATAATTTAAATTCTTGTTTATCTCTTTTTAGAGCAATATAATCACCTTCTTTTAAAAGATTTGCAGCAATAGGTATAGTTAAATAATTATTTGTTCTAGCGTAACCCGCTTCTAGCTTTGTGACTAGTCGGTCAGCTTCATAA